CTTCGAGAAGCGCCTGCTGGGAATCGGGGCGCCCTACATCGGGTCCATCCCCGCGGCCACAAGCTGGGGCGGTCCCCGTGATTAGGGGCGTGACCGTCACGGTCCTGCGTCCCGCCGCGGGGCGCAAGGACCGCTACGGCACCCACACACCCGCGAAGCCGACGCCCGAGACGGTCGAGAACGTGCTCGTGTCGCCCGCGGCGACCGAGGACATGGAGGCGGCGCGCGAGCACGGCACCATCGCCGCGCTCACGCTGCACTTCCCGAAGTCCTACGCGGGGATCCTGCGCGGCTGCTCCGTCGAGCTCCCCGAGCCGTGGGGCGGGACGTGGCGCGTGGTGGGCGACCCGAGGCCCTACGTCGACGCGGACTGCCCGCCGCTGCTCCCGTGGCACATGCCCGTGACCGTGGAGGTGGCGCATGGCTAGCCCGTCCGTCACCGTCGAGTTCGACCTCACGGCGCTCCACGCGGTCGCCTCGCACGACGCCGTTGTCGAGGCCCTGCTCCGCAGGCGGACGGCGCAGTGCGTGAACGCCGCGAACGCCATGAGCGCGGGCTTCCGCACGGGCCGCTACCACCCGGGCCACCGCACCCCCTCCGTGGGCGGGACGCAGCCCGTCTACGAGGGGGACGTGATGGACGGGCGCCGCGGGCTCGTGGGCATCGTCCACCCCGCCAACTACGCGGCGATGCTCGACAACCATCGCAACAACACGCTGCTGAAGGCCAGGGGGTGATCGCGTGGTCTACTCCGTCATAGCCGAGCTCGTCTCGTGGCTCGAGGACCGATTCTACGATGTCTGGACCATCGTGCCCGACGACGCGGACGACGACCTCCCCGCGCGCTTCGTCACCGTGGAGCGCACGGGCGGCTACGTCGAGGATATGCTCGACCACGCCTCCGTCGCAGTCCAGTGCTGGGCGCAGACGGACTCCGAGGCGCACGACATGGCCATCGGCCTGCGCAACCTCCTGCTCACCGACCAGCGGCCCTACGGCGTGGGACGCATCTCCATCGACAGCGGCCCCTACCGCTTCTACGACGAGGCCACGAGGTGCCCGCGCTACCAGCTCACGCTGGACGTCACCTGCTGCCTCTCCGACTAACCAACCCGAACAGTAAGGAGGCCACATGGCCACCATGAACACCGCCGAGGTCACCTACGGCGCGGCAGCCGTCACGGGCGCCATCTTCGTCGCGCCGAAGGGGACCACGCTGCCGACCGACGCCACCACGGCGCTCGGCAACACCTTCACGCTCCTGGGCTTCACCAGCGACGCGGGCGTGCAGATTTCCGAGTCCTCGTCCAACCAGTCGCTCCGCGCGTGGGAGGGCCGCCTCGAGGTCGCCAACATCCGCACCGAGTACACCGAGTCCGTGTCCTTCACGCCCATCCAGTGCAACGCCGACGTGGCGAAGCTCACCTGGGGCGACGACAACGTGACCGTTGGCACGGGCGGCACCATCGCCGCCAAGCACAACGGCGCGACGCTCGAGCCCGTCGTGATCGCCATCGAGACCGTCCCCGCCCCGGGCTACGTGCGCCGCTACTGCGGCACCTACCAGCTCTCCGAGCGCGGCGAGGCGACGCTGGACGGCACCACCTTCGACGGGCGCCAGCTCACCTTCAACGCCATCGCCGACAGCGACGGCGTGACCACCTACGAGTACACCGCCAAGACCGAGTAGGGGAGGCACGCATGGCAGAGTCCAGCAGCACGTTCGAGGTCAACGGCCACACGCTGACCGTCGACGCGGAGGCGCGCGACTCGTGGGAGGTCTTCGACCTCATGTGCGAGGTCGGCCCCGACATGAGCGTCTTCGACATGCCCGTCGCGTTCCGCATCGTGGAGGCGTGCACGGGCGTCGGCAAGGACGCGTTCGTGGAGATGTGCGGCGGCAAGCGGGTCCACCGCGACGTCGTGCTCGAGCACCTCACCGAGGCGCTCGCCGCGCTGTTCCCAAAAAACTGAGGACGCTCGCCCGCGAGCTGGCGGACCACGAGGACGAGCTGCGCGCGGACCTGCAGCAGTACTACGGAATCGACCTCGACGCGGCGATGGCTGGCGGGCACACGACCCGCCACATCGCCGCGTTGGTCGTGCAGATGCCGCAGGGCTGCCGCATCATGCGCGCGGAGGACCCCGACGCGCGCTGGTCGCTGACCGACTCGCTGCTGGCGACCATCGCCAACGCGCTCCACGGCCTCATCTGGGGCATGGGCGACCCGAAGCGGCGCGGCCAGCAGCCGCAGCTCATCGGCCCGTCGTGGATGACCAGGGGACGCGTGCGCAGCCTGCCCGCGCAGGTGATGTCCGCGTCCGAGCTCATGGGCGAGCTGTCGAAACCGAGGAGGTGACGCCATGCCTGGCGGAAGCGTAGGCAACGCGTACCTTAACGTCGTCCCGAAGGTTGACGACGCGAAGGCCAGGAGCGCGGGCAAGCAGGCCGGCAACGCCATCTCGGGCGGGCTCGGCGAGGCATTGAGCGCCCGCACCGTGGCCATCGGCAACATCATCTCCGACGCCGTGCAGAGCGGCGCGCAGAAGGTGGGCGGCGAGCTTCAGAAGTCCTTCACCAACTACATGGACTTCGAGCAGCTCGCGGGCGGCGCGCAGAAGATTTTTGACGAGATAGACTACGGCAAGATTCAGGCGGACGCCACCGCGGCGTTCCACGACCTGAACATGAGCGCCAACGAGTACCTGGAGTCCATCAACCAGGTCGGCGCGACCTTCGCGCAGACGATGGGCGACCAGAAGGGCTACGACGTGGCCCGCAAGGGCATGCTCGCCATCTCCGACTACGCGAGCGGCACGGGGCGCAGCATTGACGAGCTGAACGAGAAGTACGCGATGATCACGCGCGCGTCCAGCTCGTATCAGTCCATCGCAGACCAGTTCTCGGGCATCCTCCCCGCGACGAGCGCGGACTTCCTCGAGCAGGCGCAGGCGGCGGGCTACCTCTCCGACGAGTACGAGAAGCTCACCGAGGTCCCCGTCGCCGAGTACCAGCAGGCCGTGACCGACATGCTCTCGCAGGGTGTGGACGCGCTCGGCCTCACGAGCAACACGGCCCACGAGGCGTCCGAGACGCTCTCGGGCAGCTTCGCCAGCGTGCGCAGCTCGTGGGACAACCTGCTCACGGCGCTGGGCGACGGCGGCGAGAACTTCGACATGAGCGGCACCGTCGACGCGCTCGTCACGTCGCTGGGCGACGCCATCAGCCTGTCCGCGGGGCGCGTGGCCGTCATAGGCGAGACGCTCGGCCAGCTCATCGTGGACGCCATCCCCGACGACATCACCGAGGGGTTCGCGGCCACCTTCGACACCAGCGGCTTCGAGAGCGCGGCGGAGAACCTGCGCGGCATCGCCGACGAGATTGGCGGCGTGCTCGGCAGGCTGGGCGAGGGCGCGGGCGGCGGCGTGGGCGAGGCGCTCGGCAACGTCGCCACGGCCATCGGCACCATCGCCGACGCGTTCTCCCAGAGCTTCGACCCAGGCCCGCTCGAGGACGCCCTCATCCACCTGAAGGGCGCGCTCGAGGACCTGACGGGCTTCATCTCCGAGAACCTGCCCGACGCGGGCACCGTGCTCGGGACGACGCTGGGCGGCGCGGCCACCGTGCTGACGACGCTCGCGGACGCCGTGGCGACCGTGCTCGACGTTTTCGGCCCCATCATCCCCGCCATCGCGGGGGCGGTGACGGCGCTCGCGGGCCTGAGCATCATCGGTGGCATCGTGGCCAGCGTCACGGGCTTCGTGACCACCGTCGGCGCGGCCATCGGCATGGTGCAGAGCTTCTCGGGCGTCATCGCCATCGTGACCACCGTGCTCGGCGGCCCCATCCCCATCATCGTGGGGCTGGTCGGCGCGCTCGTGGGCTTCATCGCCACGAACGAGGACGCGCGCGAGGCCATCGCCGGCGCGTGGGAGGCCATCAAGGACGCCATCACCGACGCCGTGAGCGGCATCGTCTCGTTCGTCACGGGCGCGTGGGACACGCTGAGGAGCGGCGCCTCGAACGCGTGGGAGGCCATCAGGACCAACGCCACGCGCATCTGGGACGGCATCAAGACCTCCGTGGTCGACAGGGCCAAGAAGATGGCCAACGACCTCGTGCAGGGCGTCAGCAACATCCGCGGGCGCGTGAGCTCGATTTTCAACGGCGTGAAGAACGCCATCATGACGCCCATCAACACCGCCCGCGACGCCGTGAGGAAGGCCATCGACAAGATCAAGAGCGTCATCAACGGCGCGCACCTGTCCCTCCCGCACTTCAAGCTGCCGCACTTCCGCATCGACGGCGGCGAGCTGCCGTGGGGCATCGGCGGCAAGGGCCGCGCGCCCTCCGTGGCCGTCGACTGGTACGCCAAGGGCGGCTTCATCGACCAGCCGACGCTCCTCGCGGGCGTGGGCGAGCGCGGCGGGGAGTTCGTCTGGCCGAGCTACGCGCCCTACCTCGACCGCTACGCGGACGCGCTGGCGTCCCGCATGGGCGGGGGCGGCGTCAACGTCTACCTCACCTACAACGGCACGGGCGACGCGGACGAGCTGGTCCGCACGCTCACGCGCGACCTGCGCATGATGCGCATGACGGGGGCGATCTAGCATGGCGACCAAGAAGCCTACGGGTGCCGTCACGTCCCTCGCGCTCTCGCGCGGCAGCGGCAACCGCGTCATGACGGCGAAGTGGAAGGTGCCGTCCGCGCTGAAGAAGAGCACGAAGAAGTCGGGCGCGGCGACCAAGCTGCAGCTCACCTTCGGCCTCGGCGTCGCGGGCAGCCCGAAGACCTCGTGGAGCAAGGCCATCACGGTCACGTCCGACACGTGGAACCTCGACAACTGCGGCGCGGGCGGCAGGCGCTGGACCCGCGCCAGCTTCTACCCGAACACCGACACGGTTCTGGAGTACGTCTCTTGCCAGGTCGTCGCGGGCAACAAGGGCGGCTGGGGCAAGAAGCGCCCGTCCGTGACGTTCCGCTTCGCCAAGCCGCCCGCCCCGACCGTGGAGCCGCTCTCGATGGACCCCGAGACGGGCATCGTCTCGTCCACCGTCACGGCGGCCGCCGACAGCGGCGCCGCCGAGCGGTACGACACGGAGTACGTGTTCACCGTCCGCGACAGCTCGACGGGCGAGGTCGTCCACGACGAGCACGCGGGCAGCACGGGCGCCACCATCGCCCTGAGCTACAACGCCAGCGGCTACCAGGACCTCCCGCAGGGCGCCTACCTGGAGTGCACGCTGCGGGCGCGCTCCCGCGGCTACGCTGGGGCGAGTGAGTGGGTGGTCGCGGACGCCTACTACGTCGCCTACCCGCAGGTCCCGACCATCTCGGGCGTGTCCGTCTCGGGCGCCGCCGCGACCGACCGCTGCACCGTGGCCGTCGCCACCAACGCCGACGCC